GCCTCCTGCTGCAGTTCGTCTGCAGCTAACTGCCCGGCTCGACGCAGTCGCTCTGCATCGGTAAGTTGCCGCCATGATGCAGGATCATCACGCGCCAGCGACCGCATATTTCGGTATATGCGGTCCTCAATGTTCTGAATTTCTCTGGCTGTCAGGGTTCTCTGCGCCGCCTGCTGTACTGCCTGAATACATTCCTGTCTCATTCAACTATCCTCTCAAGAAGCATGCTACGGCGACATCAAACAGGCTGGAATCCTGAATTGCCTGTTCGTTTTCTCTGCTGGCTTCATCAAGCACCTCGCGAGCGCTACGCGACTGCGGGTTACCATCTTCATCAAGAACGGTGATCACCATATCCGGCGATTCGTTTAACGAGTCCTCGGCAATGCGAAGATCCATATCACCGGCCTGCTCCGCCGTTGGTTTCTGCTCTGCCTGGCGTAAAGATGCAGCAGTATCAAACGGGGCAGCCTCGTCAGCACTGCGCACTTCTGCAGTTTTATAGAATGAAAGAGCCTGCGCATTCAGATCCGCCTCGGCCTGCTGGCGGCGAGCAAGTTCTGCCCTCGCCTCAAATATCGCCCCGCCAGGTTCATGCGGTGCCAGCGCTTCACGGGAGAATTCGAGGCGTCCTTGTGCCTCGGTGATTCGCTGATCAAGGTCGCGCAATCTGGATTGCTTATCAGCGCGTGACTGCGCCAGTTGCTTTCCGCTTCCCTTAGGCTCTTCAGAAAGGATTTGGTTACGCTGTTCTGTCAGGTTATCAATAATGCGCTGACTGTTGGCGATCTCAGACTGGTAAACCTGACGATCCCCGCGCGGTAAAACCTGCGCGGCCTGCTCTTCAAGAATCCTTGTCTCAATTGCACGCGCCACAGAACCTTCATCCGCCTGAAAAAGAACCTCATCGATGGACTGCGCAATCAAACTGCGGCGCCCTGGTATATCACTGAATGAGGCGGGCTCGGCAATACTGGCAACATCCACTGCACGGCCCTCACTGACATCTCTCATGGCTTTCTGTAAAGCCTGAATGTGAGCATCACGTGAAAGAACGTTGACCGGTACGCCTGGAGCTACATCGATCTCAGCATGATGTGCGGCGTTGGCAGAAAGGGCCGCGTCCACATCTTCTGGCGCGAACTCTGGTGTATTTACCGATTCACCTCTGGCATTAATAAAGCGGCCTATACCGCCGAAAGCGACACCGAGCACTGCGTCAATAGCTATGGCCTGGCGATCAAATACATCGTACTGATTAGCCATCTCGGTATAGCCACCATCACGCAGCGTCTGCGCAGTCAACCCGCGCTGAGCCATGCCAAAGGCAATGTTAGTTCCAGCTGCATAGGCAATGTCAGGAGTTGCTCGCGCTGCGGTAGCCGCCGCACTGCGTACTGCACTTTCACCAGTTCTCGCCAGCTGTGCGCCAACCCCTTCCGCTAATGCGCCACCAGCACGCAAGCCAAGGCTCATTGGGATTAGGGTTCCTGCACCAGCAGTGATACCCTGCACCAGTCCTGCTTCCTGCGCCGTCCTGAAATCTACGCCCTGCGCAGTAAGGCGCTCATACTCTGAAAACCCCTGCAGGGATGTCACTGCCGCCGCACCGCCGGCAGGGCCAGCAAGTAGTGAACCAACTACAGCCTGCCCACCCATATCGAACAGTCCATTCAGGATCTGCCCAGCTGTTCCTGTAGTGGCCGCGTCTGGTGTCAGGCGCTTAACTTGCTGCTGTGCCAGTTTTCTTTGCTCGGCAATGTATTCCGCAGACGTATCGTTTACTGAGGTGTTTTCGTTTACGAATTTGGCGATAGGTGAAACCAGCTTGTCCATTCCTGCCCAGAGTAACTGATCTGGTTTAGCTACCAGGCCAGAATAGAGACCAGACAGGCCAGCGCCGGCTGCATTATCGAAGAAACCCACATCACTGTTGAATCCAGCAGGATTTGAAGCTGCATCATCCAGCTGTTGATTCTGGTTTACCGGGTTAAGTCCGAAGTAACTCATTGAGGGATATCTCCAGAGAAGCGCTGCCGCTGCTGCGTGAGATCGATAACTACCGGTGTTCCGTCCTGTTTCAGAAGGTATCCGGTACCAAGTTTCACGAGATACTGGCTGTCGCCGTAGCTTTGCAGGCCGTACTGCCCAGGCGGAGCCTTAACGCCAGCACCGGTAACCTGCGTTTCCCATGCCTGATTAACCTCTTTTTCGAACTGCTCAGAAGACATGCCCCACGGCAGCAGGACATTACCCATGCCGTTATAGTCATGCACGCCGCCAGTAGCGACGTTTATCGCCTGCTCCCAGACGTCAGAATCCAGCTCGCCAGAGAGATCGCCCTTCTGCGCCATTACTCCGGCGTAGTAGTCTTTCGCAACGTCATACGCCATAGATGCGCCCTGTGCGTCACCGGCAAATGCATCTTTAACGGTATTGCTGAACTCGAGCCGCATATCGTTTTCTTTCGGCATGGTAATGCCTTTGGCTTCTTTCGATCCTTTGCGTGCTGCGGCACCAGCCAGAATGGTTTGCGATGCGGTAGAGGGCGACACAGACACGTCAGGATTGAACCAGTTTTTCTCAGCAACCACGCCGCCAGGCTTGTCCATCAGGATACCGGCGACTGCGGCAGAAGGGGCGTTGGTACTTATTTGTTGCAGCGCAGCCATATAGACCTGCCCTCCACCGGTGCTTTGTCTGATCATATCAAGGTATGCAGACTGCTGTGAAACTGGAGCATCGCGGAAGAAAGTCCCGATCTGGCTGGCCTCATCTTTTGAAAAAAAAGTTAACGGCGTGCCGTATGATTTTGCCAGTTCGGCTGCCTGAGATGCACGCAGCGCAATGCTCTGGCCAAAGTTATTTTGGTTGGTCATGTCTATAGGCTTACTCTGGCCGGAAGACAGAGAAAACTGAATAGGATCGGCCTGACGCTGTTTGATCACCTGGTTAGCGGCGGCTGATACCTGGTCGAATAATTCAGCCCGTGATGCATAGCCCTCACCGGTCTGTTCCGGCGTCGGCTTCAACTGGTTGACGTATGCCGTGATGCTGCTGGTAGGCATGTTGCGGAACGAGCCAATGTACTGCCCGGCAATCTGCGTATTCCTGAATTCGGTATATCGCTGGTTTCCCTCCCGCACGCCGTAGGCAGCCATAAAATCAGCTTCACCTGGCGGGTTTGGGAACTCAACACCTCGCATGTAAGCCGCAGTGGCGTCGCGAACCTGGCTATCGATAGCCGTTCTGTATTCGGCCTGCTGCTGCCGGCGGATCTGGTCAGCCTGGCGCAGAAAAGTGGCCTGCGCTTCCGGCGTGGCGGCGTCGAATGCTGCATTGCCGGTGTAGCGTTTATTGCTGGTTGGCAACTGAGAGAGGCCCAGCGCGGCGCTGACGCCGGTGGACAACTGATCCTGGCTATATGGCTGACTGCCGTTTTCATGCTTAATGATGGCAGCACAGAGCGCCTGCAGCGTATCAGGGTTTGATGCATCAAGCGGCTGGTTTGCCGTTACGCCTAACTGCGCACAAACCGCTTTGATGTATGCGGCCGTGTCGTTATTGTCAGACGGCGGCGCCCAGCGGTTAATGATCTCGCCAACAGTATCAATCCCCTGCCGCTGGTAGGATATGAGGTTGCGCCCCAGCGCGCGGATCCCGTGCTCCGGAGTCTCGAATTTTGCAAACCGGCCATCACTACCAGTCTGCCCTACCCATGGGTTTGATGAGCTGGCTTCGAGGTTTCCTGGGTTATTGTTGCGGATACCCCTGGCATCGCCGCTATCACCTTTCACATAATACTGATCTTGCTGCTCGTGCAACTTTTCAGCATATGCAGTCGCATCATCAGGATTATCAAATATTCCAAGGTGCTTTCCTGTTTTTTCATATAGCGCGATTGCTTCATCATCTGAAAGTAATTTACCGTCATCACTGACCGTTGGTATCAGGACTTCACCTGCATCAGTGCCTATGGAAATAGTTCTTACCGTGCTGATAGTACCATCTTCGTTTTTTACAGATGGTCGGTTGAATAAGTTAATGTTCCCCTGGGTAACCATTCCTTTCGTAGATGATGGCTCACCACCATAAGGGTTAACAGTAGCCCGCCTTGAACCGGCGGCCGTATCGCTCAGCTCACCGTTGCTCTGAATGAATCCGATCGCGTTATTTGCTGACCACTGAGAAAGCGCGCCATCAGCTACCTTCTCTTTGAATTCCACCTTTTTGGCCTGGATCTGCTCAGGGCTCCACCCATGTGCAGCGCCGAAGCTTTCTATTTGCTGAAACGCCTGCTGATTAGCCAGCACATAGTTGGCGTTATCGCCATACATTGCCGAAGCGGTTTTGGCGCCGGTGGTCAGCGTTGCCTGGAACTGCCCCTCTTCATACGCATTGAGCTGCCCTATCTCATGCCGGCCAGCCTGAGACGTAAACTGAATGCGCTGCTGCTGAGCCTGCTGCATGAATCCCTGGCGCGCCGACTCCGGCAACTGCATCGCCAGCTCCTGAGCCTTTGCGTCAAAGAGCTGGGTGTATTCCTGCCCCTTGCCGAGGGCATTTTTACCCTGCAGGTTAAGCAGGCCATTCTGCGGGTTGGTCATCAGATCGCTTGCGGTCTGTGTCAGTTGCAGCGATGCATCCTGAGCCATAGCGACATCAGCGCGCTGTTTAGCCTGGCCGAAAACGTCAAGCGCCTGGCTTCCTGCGCTCAGCAGCGCATCGCCGGCGTTTGGTTGATCGAATGCCTGAAACCCCTGAGTGGAAACGCCGCGGCTTTCAACCTGACGCCCGGCGACTGTTGGTACAACTGGCATAGTTCTCTCCTTATCGACCGGTAGGCGTGCCGATGGCAGCAGAAATTGGTGCGGCCTTACTC